TCAGATACTTTCCAGACTGCGAATACATGCGCTCCAGCGGCAGTTTCCCGTCTCGTAGGAGCTTTGCTCTGGTAGGCCCGAGCACTTCGTCCTGGCGGCCTGCAGACTGCTTCTTGAGCCAATCCGCGTAGGTTGTATCGGCTGGCAGTTGGCCGTCCATGCTTGCACGGGTCCGGCCGGCCACCACTATCTCCGGCACGTCAATGCCAAGCTCCTTATGGCTCTTGAGGACGTAGGTGGCATGGCTTCGGCAGCGCCAGTGCGCCGCACCAGGACCACCAAGCCATGGCAGCTTGTGCCCAATGGGCTTGTGCGCTGTCGTGTACTGTTTGCCATCCCTGACCCGGCAAATTGGCGTTGTGCGAAGGTCCAAGGTTGCCGACCACACCAGCGCCTTGATCAGCTCTGCATTGGCCTCAACCGTCTTGTCCTGCGCAAACCGAGCCATGTGGCCCAGTGCCGTGCGTGTCACCGCCTCCGCATCCCTGCGGCTCACCTCCAGCAGACCATCTGCGTAGCCCCGCGCCTTGGTCCCGCGCAACTCTCGGATGATCTGGTCTGTCGTCTTGCCTTCCACGAATCCCGATGCGATGGCCTGGCGAACCTTGCGCATCTTGTTGGCGTCCAGTTCCTTCCACACCTCGCGCAGCAGCACACCCTGGAACGGGCGGGACATTGCTGCGGCATAGACAGCATCAGGCGCTACGCTCGCCACGTGAACGCCTACAGGGACGTGCGTCGCGAGAACCTGCGCCTGGTAGCTCGTCTCGTAGGCGACGAAAGTGCGCAGCTCCTTGGTGAGTTCGCGCTCGATCTCCGCATAGACCTGCACGCTCATGGACCTGATGGAGGTCAGCAGCGACTCCAGGCGCTCCATGGAAAACGTCGTGGCATCCATGCTCGCCAGTTTCTCGGCCAGCTCGGCAAGGATGCGCTTGTCGGAGCGGTTGAGCGTGGCGATGATCCGCGCCACGACGTTGTTGCTCAGGCCTTGTAGCGCCACTTGGTGGCGGATGGCCTCATCGCGCAGGAGGTCGTTGACGCTCTCCATCACTCATCCCCGATGCTGCCCAGGCTGGGCCCTTCCTCCTTCACGGCGTCCAACTCGTCCTCGGGCACAACGTCCGGCGCGATGATGCCCCGACGCTGCTGCTCGCGGATCAGCGTGCGCTTCGTGATGACGCCGCCTTGCTGGAGCTGCAGCAGCAGTGCGGCGGTGGCCTCGCTCAGGCTGGATGCGGCGAAGTCCTTGAACAGCGACACGCTGCCGCCTTCGGGCAGGTTCAGCCAATCCGCAGTGAACTGCAGCGCCTGGTCGATGGAATCCTCGAAGGTCTCCACGATCCGCTGCAGTTCCGACTTGTTCGCCTCTGCGTCGATTTCTGCCTCGGTGGCAGACCGCTCACCCGGTTGCGCGACCAGCAGCTCTGCTCCAGTCTGGATCATCTGCGCTTCCAGGGCCTCCAGCGACTTTGCTCCGGCATCGATGGCCGCGCCGGTGTGCTCGACGTACATCATCTCCGCGCCCTGGGGCAGCTTCACGGCAGCCGATGCGCCTACGGTGATTGTGGCCTCGTCTGCTCCGATGGTCGCCAGGATCGGAACGCGCGCAACGTGGAGGATGGTGTCCTGATCGCTCTGGCTCTGCCAGTGCTTGACATTCAGGTGCGCCAGGTCGATCAACGGCGGCTTGCCCATCATGTAAGCCACTCGTCGCCCGTAGACCGGGACGAACGGGATCGCCTGCAGCGTGGTTGTCCCGCCGTCGATCCGCTGGTAACCGCCCGTCGTTTCTTCGTACAGTTCCCATGTCCCAGGCGTAAGCACACGGACGCGGTTCACGGCCTTGGTGCCGAACTCGCCGTCGTCAACCTCGGCCGTTTCAGCAATCCGCAGTTGCGTCAGTGCGGTGACGCCTGCCACCTTGCCTGTGCGCCAGCCCAGAATCTGCCCGTGCTTGATGTGCACCCAGTACGGGCGAGCGCCCATGGCCTTCTCGTCCGCCTGAGTGCGGGCCTGCCCCTCGGTACGGGTGAAGTCCACCAGAATGCCGCCGAAGCCGAACGACACGGCCTCCTGCATCAGGTCGGCCGCGAAGACGTGAAGGCTCCGGCCTTCGCCGTCAATGTCCTGGCACAGTTCGACGATCCGCTCGGGCGTGTTCTCGCCCAGCGTGACCTGCTTGCTGAAAGGCTTGCCAGCCATCACGCCCACGGTGCGAGAGAACGCAGGGAATAGCGTTGCCGTCGCCAAGCGCTGGTTGTAGCTCGCATCCTCTTCGTTCGGCCACTGAGGCAAAAACGATCTACCCGCCCTGCGCATGGCCGCAGTTCCACCCATCAGCGCATCGATGATGTGCCAGTTGGCCGCCATCTCCTTCACCGCCGTGGATTGTTCGTTTACTGCTGTCATTGGCTACATGCGAAGGGGTTGGACGGTGGCGATGCGCTTCACGATAGGGAACCGCTTCACGAGGAAGTAGCCCTGTGCATCAGGCGGATGGTCGTGCCCAGTTGTCTTGTCGGGCTCGCCGCTTGGCGCCCATGCCTGCTGCTCCAGTGCTTCGGTCAGCACCGGGCAGGCATCCGTGTTGATCTTCCAGCGCCGCTCACCCTCAGCGTTAAGGATCATGGCGTTGACTGCGTTCACCCGGTCTTTCACGGCCGGGTTCGCAGGGTTCACGACGATCTGCAACCCTGCACTCTTGAGGATGCTCAGGTCCGACTCGCTCGCGTCTTTGCTGCTCGTGTTGCCTCCGCTGGCGTCGGGGTAGACGACCACCGGGTGGCCCTTGTCAAGGTACGTCTCTCGCAGCAGCTTTGCCATAGCGGGCGTGTCCCGCACTTTGCAGTGCTCGGCAAGCGTGAGAGGCAATCCATTGCGCATCACGTTGACCTCGGCCGTCATGTTCAGCACGTTGAAGTCGAGGCCGATGTGCACCGCCTCCTTCTCCCGGATCGTCTCCTGGGTGTGGTTCAAGCGCCGGTCGAAGTCCGGGTACACGTTCCCGCTCGCCAAGTTCACGAACTGGCCGCGCAGGTACGCGGAGATCAGTTGCGGTGGATAGCTCGCCAACAAGCTGGGGATGTAGTCATCCGGCAGGTTCTTGGCGTTCTCATAGGTGCTCGCCTGCACCATGCCGTACATGGCAGAGAGTCCGGGCTTATCCCTCAGCTCCTTCACGAACTGCTGATAGACGAACTTGAAGCCCTCGGGCGTTGTCGTTACGTCTATGCCATTCGCCAACCCATCGACCTTGAAGCGCATGCGGGCGATGATCTTGCGCCAGGCTGTCGCCGCCTTCTGCGCCTTCATCACGTCCAACTCATCAATCAGCGCCTTGCCGATCTTGAAGCCAACGATGTCTCCGGGCTTTTCCATCGAGCGGCAGAGGATGGTCCCCCTGTATTGCCCGGAGCCGTAGAGGTGCACCTCCTTGTTCGACTCGTGGATGTCTGTCGTCAGCCCCCAGTGCTCTGCGACCTCTTCAATGGTCGGATAGAAGATGTCGCGGATTTGGCCGTAGGTCGGCGCGAAGTATCCGCTGGTGACCTTGGGCCATTCCCAGACGTGCCGGCACAGGGCAGAACTCCCCACCCAAGTCTTACCGCTTCCAAAACCAGCAACGAAGGCGCGGTACTTGTGCGGCAGGGCAAGAAAACGCGCTTGCGGTTTATTCAGCTTCGGGCTTAGCTGCATCTTCCACCTGCACCACGACCTTGACAGGCAGGACCGGCGCATCGCTGCTGTCCGGGTCTGGCTTGTCTCGCCACAAATCGGGCCTACGGTTCTTCAACCAGAAGATCATGCTTGTCGGGTCAGGCGGGTAGTGCTCGGTATATTCCTCATGCACCACTACCTTGTCCACCACCATGATCTTCACGGCCTTGTGGCTGTACCCCTTCGCCCGCTGGAACAAGCTGTCCGCGATCACGGCATCAGCGAGTTCCTTGCCGGCCTTTAAGGACTCCGAAAATTTGGGGTAGACCTTCTTCCACTCGTTCAACGTGGATTCGGTGACCTCGAAAAACTTGGCTAGGTCGGAGTCCTTCGCGCCCAAGAGGCACAGCTTGCGCGCCTGCTCTGGGAACTCGTCTCGATACTTGCTTGGCCTGCCACGGCGGGCTGCCGGCTTGGCCTTCGCCGCCGGTTGTGCCATGGCAGACCCTCATA